AACAATGAGCATCGTCACTAATTAGTGGTTCAGCTAGGTGCGAATTGGGATTTTAACTTTGTTCATATATGTAAAGTGCCTTGTTCACTTGCAAGTACTTGATTATAAACTTGTTCATATACGTAAAGTGATTTCTATTGAAAATGCGTTCCCAACCATGTCAGATACAGAAAAACGACGTGTTTTACCCCTATTAAAGGAATATAAAGATGGACTTACCCAAGAAATTGCAAAAGATTCATTTTTGGACTTCATTCATCATGTGTATCCTGACTACAAGGTTGGCGCTCATCATAGAAGGCTGGCAAAAATCTTTGAAGAGATTGCTGAAGGCAAGAAAAAGCGAGTAGTTGTCAATATTGCGCCTCGTCATGGCAAGTCAGAGATGATTTCGTATTTGGCACCAGCCTGGTTTTTGGGAAAATTCCCACATAAAAAGATTATTATGGCCTCACATACTGCGGATTTGGCAGTTAACTTTGGTCGGCGAGTTCGTAACTTGGTAGGTTCGGACAACTATAAAGACATTTTTCCACAGGTGGAGCTACAAAGTGACTCTAAATCAGCTTCTAGATGGGGTACTAACTTTCAAGGAGAGTATTTTGCTATCGGTGTCGGCGGTGCTTTGGCTGGCCGTGGCGCTGACCTTTTTATTATCGATGACCCACACTCTGAGCAAGAAGCCAAGCAAGGACGAGCTGATGTGTTTCTTCCTGCTTGGGAGTGGTTTCAGTCTGGGCCTATACAACGTCTTATGCCAGGTGGAGCGATTATTGTCGTTATGACAAGATGGTCAAAGCTAGACTTGACAGGTCAGATTCTGAACCAGATGATTAAGAACGAAGATGCAGAAGATTGGGAGATAGTTGAGTTCCCTGCAATTATAGAAAAGACAAAAGAAATCCCATACATCGAAGTAGACGAAGACGGTGTAGAAACAACAGTAATAAAGACAGAAACATATGAAGCACCGTTGTGGCCTGAGTTTTGGACATTAGAAGAACTGGCATCAAAACGCGCTGTGTTGGACGTCCGATACTGGAACGCACAATATTTACAAAACCCTACCTCAGAAGAAGGTGCTCTGATAAAAAGGGAGTGGTGGCAGATATGGGACAAAGACCAACCACCTGAGTGTGAGTTTATTATTATGGCACTAGACGCGGCTCAAGAAACTAACAACCGTGCCGACTATAACTCCTTGACAACTTGGGGTGTTTTTTATAACGAGGAAGTTGATAACTATAATATAATCTTACTAAATGCAATAAAAGAACGGTTGGAATTTCCAGAACTTAAAACCATGATGATACGTGAATATAAGGAATGGGAACCTGATGCTTGTATTGTAGAGAAAAAATCTAACGGAGCCGCACTCTACCAAGAGATGCGTAGGATGGGTATTCCGCTTGGAGAGTTTACACCTGGTAAAGGGCAAGACAAGATTAGCCGAGTGAATGCAATTTCAGACTTATTTAGAAGTGGGATTGTATGGGCGCCAGATAAACGTTGGGCAAGAGAAGTTATAGAAGAGTGTAATGATTTTCCTAGTGGGGCAAACGATGACCAGGTCGACTCTACAACATTAGCATTACTTCGCTTTAGACAAGGTGGGTTTATTAAACTACCAAGCGATGAAAAAGAAGATGATTATCTATATAAATACACAAAGAAAAAAGCATATTATTAAAGGATTAAAACATGGCAATTGACAAAGCGCTAAACCAAGCCCCACTAGGACTTGACCCAAGTATGATGGAAGAAGACCCGAATAACTTACCAATCGAGATTGAGATTGAAGACCCAGAGTCAGTCAGTATTGGCATTGGAGACTTAGAGATTGAGATTGAGCCTAGTGTAGACGAGGATGAGTTCAATAAGAATTTAGCTGAGGACATGGATGAGCGTGACTTGGCTACACTTGCATCTGAACTTACTTCGGATTACGAGGACGACTTAGCTTCTCGCAAGGATTGGATTCAGACATACGTAGACGGCTTAGAGTTGCTAGGTCTAAAAATTGAAGAACGTAGTGAACCGTGGGAAGGCGCATGTGGTGTGTATCACCCACTACTAAGTGAGGCGCTAGTTAAGTTCCAAGCAGAGACGATGATGTCAATGTTCCCTGCAGCGGGTCCAGTCAAGACACAAATTATTGGTAAAGAGACTACAGAGAAAAAAGAAGCAGCTCTCCGTGTCCAAGAAGACATGAACTACCAACTTACAGATGTGATGCAAGAATACCGCCCTGAACATGAGCGTATGTTGTGGGGTCTTGGTTTGTCTGGTAACGCATTTAAGAAAGTATATTTTGACCCGCATAAAGACCGTCAAGTCTCATTGTTTGTGCCAGCAGAAGACATGGTTGTACCATACGGCGCAGAGAGCCTACAAGATGCAGAGCGTGTTACTCACACAATGCGTAAAACAGAGAACGAACTTTTACGTTTACAGGCAGCGGGTTTTTACCGTGATGTGGACTTAGGCGCACCTGTTGAGGTTCTTGATGAAGTAGAGAAGAAGATTGCTGAGAAGTTAGGGTTCCGCGCGACTAGCGACTCCCGCTTCAAAGTACTTGAGATGCACGTTGACTACAACTTGCCAGGATATGAACACAAAGATGACAAGGGTAAAGAGACAGGTATTGCTCTACCATATGTTATTACAATCGAGAAAGGCACTAATACTGTTTTAGCAATCCGCCGCAACTGGGAGCCAGATGATGAAAACTACCAAAAACGCCAACACTTTGTCCATTACGGATATGTTCCTGGGTTCGGGTTTTATTATTTTGGCCTTATTCATCTTGTCGGTGCTTTTGCTAAGTCTGGCACTAGTCTTATTCGCCAGCTCGTTGATGCTGGTACCTTGGCTAATCTTCCAGGCGGTTTCAAAACTCGTGGTCTACGTGTTAAAGGTGATGACACTCCGATAGCTCCAGGTGAGTTCCGTGATGTAGACGTACCAAGCGGTACTATGCGCGACAACATTATGCCTCTACCATACAAGGAGCCTTCACAAGTCTTGATGAGCTTACTAGGAAGTATCGTAGAAGAAGGTCGTCGCTTTGCTAATACAGCAGATTTACAAATTAGCGACATGTCAGCTAACGCTCCAGTCGGCACAACACTAGCAATTTTAGAACGTACCTTGAAGGTTATGTCTGCCGTACAAGCTCGTGTACACTATTCTATGAAGCAAGAGTTAGGTCTCCTTAAAAAGATTATTGCATCATACACTCCAGAAGAATATAGCTACGACCCAGAAGAAGGCGACCGCCGTGCTAAGAAGTCAGACTATGACAACGTAGAAGTAATTCCAGTATCTGACCCTAACGCCTCTACAATGGCGCAAAAGATTGTTCAGTATCAAGCAGTTATGCAGTTGGCACAACAAACGCCACAAATCTATAATATGCCATTACTACATCGCCAGATGCTAGAAGTATTAGGTATTAAAAACGCGGCGAAGCTTATCCCTATGGATGAAGACCAGAAGCCGACTGACCCAGTATCAGAGAATCAGCACATTCTGATGATGAAACCTGTCAAAGCGTTTGAGTATCAAGACCACCAAGCTCACATCACAGTGCACATGGCAGCTATGCAAGACCCTAAGATTCAGCAATTACTACAGGGTAATCCGATGGCGCAGCAGCTTCAACAGGCTATGATGGCACATATTAATGAGCATTTAGGCTTTGCATATCGTGTTCAGATTGAGCAACAGTTGGGCATGGCGTTACCTACAACTAAAGATGAGTCAGGTGATGAAGTTGGTTTAAACCCACAAGTTGAGGCTCAACTAGCTCCAATGTTAGCGCAAGCCGCACAACAGTTACTACAACAGAACCAACAACAAGCAGCGCAACAACAAGCTCAACAACAAATGCAAGACCCTATCATTCAAATGCAACAACAAGAGTTGCAACTTAAAGCTCAAGATTTACAACGCAAGACTCAGAAAGACCAAGTTGATGCCGCATTAAAAGAGCAACAACTTAAGAATGATATGTTAAAAACAGCCGCTCAGATGAGTGCTACTAAACAACAAAACACTATGAATTTAGGTGTAGACGTGATGAAGCATCTATCAGATAAAAATACGCATAAACAAGACCAGTCGCAACAAATGCTGCAAGCAGTAATGGCAGCAAGGCAACAAACAAACAAACCGACAAAAGGGAATAAATAATGAGCGAACTAGAATATCTTCTAAATGAATACAGGGACCGCATGAATATGCTATCAGAAGCGTTGATACGCGGTAATTGTCCAACAATAGAAGAATATCGGTATATATGTGGTCAGTTACGAGGGCTTGAAGCCGCATGTTTAATAATTACAGACCTCAAACAAAAACAGGAAGAAAACTTTGATGACTAATATAAATTTAGCACAAGCACTAGATTTATCTAAATTAGCTGAACAAGCTAAGAAAGACGCGCAAGAAGAAGCAGAGGTACGAGCAATCGTAGGTGACGCAACTGATGTAGAGAAAGCAGCACAACTACCAAGACCTTCTGGATACCATATTCTTTGTGCAATTCCCGAAAAGGAAAAAGAGTATGACAGTGGGTTATTTAAAGCTGATGAAACAATTAGGATGGAAGAAACCATGACTACAGTTTTATTTGTAGTTGCTTTAGGCCCTGATTGCTACAAGGATGAAAAACGTTTCCCTAGTGGTCCTTGGTGTAAAGAAGGTGATTTTGTTTTAGTTCGCCCGCACTCTGGTAGTAGGTTGGTAATTCACGGTCGTGAGTTCCGTTTAATCAATGATGACACTGTCGAGGCTGTAGTTGATGAGCCACGCGGTATTATTCGCAAATAAGGAGTACAAGATGCCTGAATTTGAAAAAGATGAGTTTTTATTTCCAGATGAAGCTAATGAAAAAGCAACGAAACTAGAAGTAGAGGCTGATGAGGGGTTTGAAATTGAAGTAGAAGATGACACACCTGAAGAGGACCGTGGTCGCCAGCCTATGCCAAAAGAGCTTGTCGAGGAATTAGATAAAGACGAGCTAGAGCAATATGATGAGAAGACTAAACAACGCCTTAAACAGATGCGTAAAGTCTATCATGACGAACGTCGTGAAAAAGAAGCCGCTGTACGTGAGCAACGTGAGGCAATCAATTTAGCCCAACGTCTGTTAGAAGAAAATAAACGCATTAAAAATGTACTTACTACTGGCGAAAAAGAGTATGTGCAATCTATGCAACAAGCTGCTACATATGAGCTTGAATTAGCTAAGAAATCGTACAAAGAAGCATACGATGAAGGTGATACTGATAGGGTTATTGAAGCACAGGAAGCAATGCAAAATGCTAACATTAAACTCAATCAGATAAAAAACTTTAAGCTACCCCCTTTACAAGACGAAGAAAAGGGTGTACAAAACCAATATACAGAGCAAAATCAGCCGACCGCTGCTCGCCACCAAGACCCAAAACTCGAAAAGTGGCTAGACAACAATGAGTGGTATGGTACTAATAAGGTTATGACCGCTGGAGCTTTAGCTGTTCATGATGACCTTGTAGAATTAGGATATAAGGCTGGCTCTGATGCTTATTACTCCGCATTGGACAAAACAGTACGGGAAACGTTTAGTGGGTATTTTGGTGACCAAGATTCTACTAAGGAAAAAGTTGATAATACTCCTACAAAACCGAGTACTGTTGTAGCGCCAGCTTCACGTAGCACAGCGTCAAACAAAATCAAACTTAAAATGAGTCAGGTAAACCTAGCTAAAAAATTAGGTGTTACACCTGAACAATATGTCCTTGAGATGAGAAAATTGGAGAACAAATAATGACTACTACCAAAAACATACCACGTGAATTAGAAACTCGTGCAGTAACTGAACGTCCAAAACAGTGGCAACAACCAGAGTTATTGCCAGAACCCGATAAACAAGAAGGTTATGCTTATCGCTGGATTCGTGTTTCAACTTTAAACAGTGCTGACCCACGTAACCTATCTGCCAAACTCAGAGAAGGTTGGGAAGCAGTAAGAAGTGAAGAACAACCACAACTAGCAATGTTAGCCGACCCTAATAGTCGGTTTAAAGATAACATCGAAGTTGGTGGATTATTATTATGTAAGACTCCAAAAGAATTTGTAGAACAACGGAATGCACATTTCGACAATTTATCAAAATCCCAAACAGAGTCTGTAGACAATAACATTATGCGTCAAAGCGATGCCCGTATGCCTATGTTCTCTGAGCGTAAGTCTACAACTAGCTTTGGCAAAGGTAATTAATTTAATTAAGGAGTATTTTTATGGCTTATCCTACAGTATCAGCGCCTTATGGCTTTGAACCTGTAAATCTTATTGGTGGTCAGGTATTTGCTGGCTCAACCCGTAATTATCCAATTGCGTATAATTATGGTACTGCGATTTATACAGGTGATTTTGTAACACTTTCTAGCGGCTACGCTGTTATAGCAACAACACCAACTAGCACAACTAACACAACTGTTGGCGTCTTCATGGGTTGCTACTTTACTAGCCCTACTACTAAACAACGTTTGTTTTCACAATTTTACCCAGCTAACGTAACAGCTGGTGATATTACAGCGATTGTTGCTGATGACCCTGATACAGTATTTAAAGCAGCTGTTACAGCCGCTGCGGGTTCTGCAACTATTGCTTCAGCATCATCATTGTTGGTTGGTCAAAACATGGCGGGTAACACATTAACTGGTTTAGTAGCAACAGGTAATGGTCGAGGCGCAGTTGTTGCAGCATCAGCAAACACTGCTAGTGCTGGTTTCCGTGTATTAGGTTTAGTTCCAGATTCACAAGTTTCAACAGGCGGTACATACGTTTCTGGTACAGGTACAACATCACTAGTGGTTTCTGGTCTTCCAGTTGGCACAGTGTTACCAATCGGTACAGACGTATTTAACGTAGTTAACGGTCAATTGCAATTCACAGGTTCTATTTTGACTGCAGCATCTACAGTTACTACAACAGGTAGCACTACGTTAACCGTTACAGCTTCAACAGTTACTGTTGCAGGCACCGTTGCTTTAGTTCAATCACCAGAAGTATTGGTTAAATTGAACTTTGGCGCTCATCGTTATTACGTAGCTTAAGGAGATATATAAATGGCTATTTCACGCGCACAATTATTGAAAGAGTTGCTCCCAGGCTTGAACGCTTTGTTCGGTTTAGAGTATGCTCGTTATGGTGAAGAACATAATGAAATCTACGATACAGAGACTTCAGAACGTTCTTTCGAAGAAGAAACAAAATTGTCTGGCTTCTCAGCTGCACCTGTTAAAAACGAAGGTTCTGCCATCGCTTATGACAATGCACAAGAAGCATGGACTGCTCGCTACAACCACGAAACTATTG